TGAGAAGAAAATTTATTAATGTTTAGTTGCGTTCTAGCTTAATGGGTGATAAAGTGCAGATCTATTTTATAACAATAATTATTATGCCGATTGAATTGGTCAAATTGGTTGACGGGGAAGCTGTAAATGTCGCCGACGACGAAGAAATAAAGGAGTATATTCTAACAAGGCTCGCTGTTACGTTTTCAGACGATGTGGAGTTTTTGCGGAAGATTAATAAATTAACCTTTGGGCTTATTAGTCAACAATAACAATTATAACAATGAAACAAAGCGCTTATTTTCCTTTTTATCAGCAAGATTTTTTAGGGTCGATCGACGTTAAAACTATGACAACCGAAGAGGTTGGCGCATATTGTTTAATGTTGTTTAATTGCTATAACAACGGCGGGAATTTGCCGGACAATTTAGATGAATTATTTTTACTTTGCCACGGTGTAAATCCTTCCGAAAAAGTCGTTAAAAAGTTTTATAAAAAAGGAGATTTTTTAAGAAATAAACGAATCGATTTAGAATTAAAAAAATACGCAAAACGATCAAAGTCCGCGAGTGAAAACGCTAGCAAGCGTTGGGATAAGCCAAAGAAGAGGGTATGCGGTGGCAATGCGGGCGCATTAAATCCGCAATGCTCATTAGAATCAGAATCAGAATCAAAATCATATAACCCCCCTAACCCCCCTAAAGGGGTGAAAAGAGGTGGTAAAAATTTGGTAGGATTTCCAGAGCTTTTAAAGTGGATTAAAGGATATGATTATATAAATGATCCCGCTTCATATTATCGTATGCTTGTTGGTCGATTTACGACACGTTCCATTAAATGGGCTTTGGATCAAAACTCTTGTACTAGTCCGAACACATTAATTAAACTATGTGAATTTAAAGATAAATTATGATTAAAGATTTTCTAGATTTTATGGTTTGGATGTTTTGGGTGATAGTTATTATTGCTCCAGCGGCTATACTCACAAATTTACTCCGGATCTATTATTAAGTTTTTAGCCACTATAAAAATAACAACTTTAATATATTTTCCAAATTTATAACCACTACTAAATGGATGAAAGACAAACCGTACAAAATATCGCAGAAAAGTTGGCCAATGCGAAGATTATGATTAAGTCGGTAAGTTACAAAATAGAAGATTTTTTGGGAAATTCAAAAGAATACCAAGAAATGATTGGCCTTATTGAACGCGGTAAAAAAGCAGAAAAGGAAATGCAGTCGATGTTACTTACGGAAATGCAAGCTGGGAATTATAAGTCTATGCCAACTGACAAAGCCACCTTTACTCTTGTTAGTAGAAAATCAGTAATTATTGACCCTTTGTTTAAAAAGGATATTGAAAAAAGGGTTAAAGATGGCGAAGAGGTCGAGGGGTTTAGAATGAGCGAGAAAGATTATATTACTACTAACCTTAAATAAAATGGAAATTATGATAGTATCGCTTTTAATTTTTTGGATTTTACCGATGATGTGTTCGGTTAATATCGCACAAAAGCGTAAAAGATCGGTAGACAAGGCCGCGTTTGTTACTTTCTTTTTCGGATGGCTTGCCGTTATAGGACTTTGGTTAATGCTTGCTGATAGATCAAAACGAAATGTTTAAAGATTCTACAAAATCAATAATCGAAACATATCTTTATCGCGACAATTCTTTAGATAAGTTAATTAATAAGGCTTTCGATGATGATTGGAATAGAGGGTTTTTAAGAGCTATTACAAAGCAAATGGTTTTAGCTAGAAATATGCGATTACGTTATTCTGAACAAATGTTAATGCCGTACGCCGCCGCCGTAGTGCTATTAAGAACGTGGTATGATACCGGCATTATCTTCCCGGGCGAATATAAAGACGCCCGAAGCCAAATACTTATTGACCTTGGATTATGATTAAAGAAGCAGACATACAAAAGCAAATTATAGGCTGGTTACGCCTAAACGGCCACTATTGCCAAAAAATACAGTCCGGTATGTTACCGGCGACTTATAAAGGAACTGACCGCAAAATAAAATTAGCGGATGCCGGAACGCCGGACATTATGGCGTGTATTAAAGGGCATTTTGTCGCTATTGAAGTTAAGCGCGACGAAAAGACTGTTAACTCTTGGCTAACGGTTGTCGCTAAATATGAGCGTGGCGAGATTATGGGGAAGTCGCACCAAGCAATTATCAATCAATATTTAACAGCGGAAAAGATCATAGCAAGCGGCGGTTTTTATTGCGTCGTTGCTAGTGTTGAAGATTTAGAAAAAGATTTAATTAGTAGAGATTTAATAACAAATACAAGATGGACATAGACTTTTTTACACTTGAGATTAACTTGGATCAAAAAAAATATGCTATGGCGTTGGCAAAGAGTTCGGGGATTGGGAATCGCCGATCTGGTGCCAATGGATCATTTATTGGACGTTACGCGGGGTTGCTTGGCGAAACCGTGCTTTGCGATCGGTTAAGTGAGTCACGGCCAACGGATAAGGGGTTCGATCGCGGCGTGGACTTTGTGTTTTACAATACGAAGGTCGGTCTTAAAACGATAACCCGCGTCTCTAACTTTAGACCGGGATCGTTTGTTAACAACTTATTTTCGTCGCAAGTGAACGGCAAGCAGTACGAAACGGATATATATTTATTTGCTAATATAAACACCCTAACAAGCGTAATGGAATTTATAGGTTCTATTTCTAAATATGATGTTATCGCCGAAGTCGAGGGCGTTACGCTTCACCGCAAGGGTGTAGAGCGCACCCGAACCAACGGAACGAAGATGATCCCGAAGGCTGATTTTTATGAAGTTAAGTATAATGCCCTTAAACCGTTTCGATCGCCGGAAGAGTTTAGGATTGGCGTCGCGGGCTTTAAATTGCCGTAATATGTTATAATTAAACTATGAATAAATTAAAAGACATTAACGAAATAACGCCATATCCGAGTAATGCCAAAAAGCACCCCGATAAACAGATCCGGCAGGTCGCGGCTTCCATTAAAGAATTTGGATTTAACCAGCCGATTGTTGTCGATAAAAAGCACAGTTTCAAAGCCGGACATTGGACTAAAGAAGGTGGCTGCTCTTCATATCGGACTATTGATTTGGAAATAGAAATGCGCGATCTGTTAATTAAGAAATGGGGGCGCGGGATCGTAAGGAAAAACAACAACGTCGCCGGTGGTGGCGGGAAGGGAAATGACCGCTTTTGGGAAATTTCAACACATATACCAATTAAAGGAATTTAATATGAAATTCGACAAACTTACTGTAAAAAAACTAGAAGAAGCTTTTTCGATCGGCGCGGATGTGTCGGCGGCTTGTTTTTATGCTGATATAACCCGCCAAACTTATTATAATTGGGTAAAAGAGAATAAAAAGCTCGGTGAAAAATTTGACAGATTGCGGGAAAAGCCGGTTCTTGAAGCTTACCAGACAATCGCGACAAATTTACATGAGGTTGATACTGCGAAATGGTTTCTGGAGCGGAAGCGGAAAACAGAGTTTAGTACACGCGTTGAACAAGACCATACAGGGATCCAAAATCAGTTTGAAATTATAATGACAACTGTCGATGGTAAAGATAAGGTGGGAAAAAACAAGAAAGCAAAGAAAAGCGTTTGAATATCTTTTAGACAAAACCACTAATGAGGTTTTATTTGGTGGCGGGGCTGGTGGCGCTAAAAGTTTTCTGGGTTGCGCGTGGCTTTTAATTATGTGCATAACTTACCCACGCACCCGCTGGGTTATGGCGCGTGAGGTTTTGGCTAGGCTTAAAGAAACGACGCTAGTTACTTTTTTTGAGGTGTGTTCGATGTGGGGAATAGAGTCGGGAAAGCATTTTACTTATAACCAATTCGAGGGGATTACTTTTATTAATGGGTCAAAGATCTTATTAAAAGAATTGTTTTATTATCCATCAGATCCGAACTTTGACGGGCTGGGGTCGTTAGAAATTACCGGCGCTTTTGTCGATGAAGTTAATCAAGTGTCGGTTAAGGGTGTGAATATATTAAAATCTCGTATTCGTTACAAACTAGATGAAAACGGGCTTATTCCAAAGATTTTATTTTCTTGTAATCCGAGCAAGGGATGGGTCTATTCAGAGTTTTATAGCCCGTTTAAAAAGGGTACGTTGCCAAAGCATAAGCGATTTGTTCAAGCGCTAGTCGCGGATAACCCTTTTATATCAAAACATTACGTCGAAAATTTAAAGAAGTTAGATAAAAATTCTCGGGAACGCTTGCTTTATGGAAATTGGGAATACGACGATGATCCGGCTAGGCTATTCGACCATGACTCGCTGATTGATATGTTTACGAATGAGGGCGAAGGCGGGAAAAAGTTTTTAAGCGTGGATGTGGCGCGAATGGGGAGCGACAAAACGGTGATAGTTTATTGGAACGGTTGGCAAGTGCGCAAAATCTGGACTATTAATAAATCAGGGCTGGATCTGGTCGTTAAGAATTTAAAGAAAATTTGCGCGACGTTAAATCTCCGGCGCTCGAATGTAATAGTCGACGAAGACGGGGTCGGTGGCGGCGTTGTCGATATGTTTAAGGGGTGCAAAGGATTCTTAAATGGGGGGCGCCCGATTACAACGAAGAAACAAAAGCGGTTAGAATCGAAAGAGCTGTTTATCCAAAATTATGCAAATCTCAAGGCGCAATGCTATTTTTATTTGGCAACGCAAGTTGAACAGGGTATTATTAGTATTAGGAATATTGACGACACAATTAAGGACTTGATCGTCGACGAATTGTCGCAAATAAAGCAGAGAGATATTGATAAAGATTCAAAACTTTCAATAATTTCAAAAGATATGATAAAAGAAAATCTCGGGAGGTCGCCAGATTATGCAGACGCAATAATGATGAGGGCGTATTTTGATTTAAAGCCGCAAGTAAGCATTAACGTTCATATAGTATGAAAATCAAAAAGGGGTTTATTAACCTAATTACAAGTGTGAAGCAAGCGATCAACCCGACAAAGACGTTCGGGTTTTGGCGTGATACTGGAAAGGTCGGATTAAAGGATTTGCGGGTAAATTACGACGTTATTTATAATTTATATAACAATCTTGTCGACATTAAGCGGTCGGTTCAAAAGGTGCAGGATTCGATGTTAAAAGGCGGGGTTACTTGGGTTAATAAAACCAACCCAGACCTTGACCCTAACCCGACAAGTGTTAAAGCTGCGAATGATTTATTGAATCGCAGGGAATATCCAATGCGCCGCGCGGCTCGCGATTTCGTGCGCGACACATGGGTCGGCGGGAACTTGTATTATCACAAAGAGGTTGATGTGAATAATAAGCCGTTAGGAATAAAGTCGGTTGATCCGCGCACGATGGAAATAATCGCTGATGAGTACGGGAACGTCAAAGGGTATTCGCAAAATATGATTGGCGACTATGGTTCGGTTCCATTTTCTGCGGATGAGATTATACATTATTCAAAATACCAATCGACAAAACAGCCGTTACTAGGGGAGTCGCCGATTGAAACGATCGTTTGGGATAGTAAAGCCGAGTTAAATGCCCAGCTTACGAATTTAATGTTTTACGAAAATAGCGCCGTGCCAAGCCACTTACTGATAACCGATGACGAATTAACCGACGATCAATTTAAAGAGTTAAAAGACAAGGTCGACGAAAAGTTTGGAGGAACAAAGAATAAATTTAAAGCCGGTTTAATCCCGCATATAAAAGATATTAAAACGATTGTTCCGAGCCATAAAGATATGGAATATGTTAAGACGCGGTTATTTACTACTAAAAAAATTGTAGTGGCTTTTGGGGTTGATACTTTCCTGCTTGGTTATACAGAGGGCGTTCAACGAAACAACGCGCTTATTATTTATAGAGAATTTTACGATAATGTTGTTCGACCGTTCGAGTTGGATTTTATGGGAGTGATTAACGATGATTACCTTCCGAGCGTTGGAATTACAGATGTTGCGATGGCTATTAACGAATCAAGCTTTGACGACGAACAAGAGATTGCCGCGTCGACGCGCGAAGATGTTAAAGCTGGAATTATCACGATCAACGAAGCTAGACTTCGAAGGGGTGCGGATTTAAACGATAACGAACTAGCCGACGAACTAATGTTTAACGGGGTGCCGCTGGATGATTTGGGCGCCGAATTTGGCGATATAGCACAGGCGACTCAAAAAAAGTTTAACGACAGGGTTGAAAAGGTTTATAATAAACTAGAAATTTAACATGCTCTATGCTAGTTGCTTACTGCACACAATCACTAAAGCCGTCGCACGCCCTAACGGGCGGAAATTGCGTCGCCAAGAACGAAGTTTGCAAATTGTCGTTCAAAAACGACTTAATGAGCAGAAAGCCTATGTTATCAAAAAAGCGAAACCGCTCTTTAACAACAAGTCAATAAGCCTAAAGGGGATCGACTCGGACATTGATAAGATTCTGGATAATATACCAGATCAAGAAATGATCGACGACATTATCGCGTTCGAGGGTGGAACGATGGCGTTCGGTGCTGCTTACAGGATCCGGAAGATGAAGCTAGGCGGGTTCGGGATTAGTTTTGATCTAACGAATGATTTAGCGGTTAAATATTTGGAAACAGACCGCCCGCTTGTATTAGCAAAAATGACAAACACGGTAAAGGAACATATTAAACCAATACTTTCGAGGGCAGCGGAAACAGGCGCTGCTTATACCGAAACAGCCGCTATAATTAGTGAGAATTACGCATTTAGTAAAACAAGATCCTTAATGATTGCGGTTAATGAGGTCGGACACGCTTACGAAGCCGGAAACATAATTCCAATGGTCGATATGTGGAAAGCTGGGCATAAGGTTCGGAAGTGGTGGATTACGGTTAACGACGATCGGGTAACGGATGAATGCGCGGCGAATCAAGGTGAGGGGGAAATTGGCTTAATGGAAGAATTTTTATCTGGCGACGCAGAGTCGCCCCGAAACGATCACCCGCGTTGCCGTTGCACGATGGGATATGATTTCGATTAAATAGTTGATCTTTAACAATTTTTAAACCACTACATTTTTAATTGTTGCCTAGAGCGCATAAGTAAATTTAACGTAGTTGTTTATTTATTTATGCGCCGCAGGTATTACTTAAAATCTTAATAATGAAAAAGCTACTACATTTTCAAGCGAAGTTTGAAGCGGCGGGCGTTACTAAAGCGACAGATCCGGCAAGCGGCGTTGAAAAGGAAGGGATCGCGATTAGTGGATACGCTTCCACCGCCGACAAGGATCGTCAAGACGACATCGTCGAACCAAGCGCGTTTGACGAATCAATAAAGTCGACTTACAAAGATAATCCAATTGTTTTATTCCAACATAAATCGGATCAGCCAATTGGGCGGGTTACGTCGATGTTGGTTGATAATAAAGGTCTTTATGTTGAAGCTGTTATTTTCGAATCAAAGGCTGTTGAACTTATTCGCCAAAAGGTTTTAAGGACTTTCTCAATCGGTTATACGCCAAAGGATTTAGAATATCGCGACAAAGACGACAATGTTTTAGATCCGAAGGATAGCAAAGACGTCGAGCGAATCTGGTATGAGGAAGGTATCAAGCGCATTGTTAAAACACTAGAACTTTTCGAAATATCCGTTGTAAGTATTCCGGCTAATGCAGGGGCTTTATTTAGCCTTGCGAAGTCTTTGGATGGTTACTTTGAAGAGGAAAAGTCTAAATATATCACTAACACAATCAATATGAAAATTGATGTTAAGGACAACGAGGTTGTTAAGGAAGAGCAACCTGCCGAAGCAGTTGAAAATGAAGCGGTTGAAACACCCGCCACCGAAGAGGTGATTGCACCGGAAAACGCCGAGGAAGTCGAAAAGGCTCCCGAGGAAACACCAGCGGAAGAAGCTGCAACGCCGGAAAAGGAAGAAGCGCCGGAAGGGGAAGAAGCACCGGAAGTTCCTGCCGAAGAGCCTAAAAAAGAAGAAGAGGTCGAAGCGGTAAAGGAAGAGGAAGAAGCCACCGCGGCGGAAGGGGCGGATGAGGAAGAAAAAGCCCTTGCGCCTTTTGTGGAAATCGCTAAAGAGCCAAAACTTGTTAAGTTGGCGCTCGATTCTGCTAAATCTTTGACTAAAGAGGTCGGCGAGTTAAAAGCTAAAAACGAAGAGTTAGAAGCTAAATTAGCAAAGACCCCTGCTAAACAAGCAAAGGTTTATCAGCAAGGGAAGTTTGGAGCCGCTAAAGAGGTCGAGGGTGGCGACGGGAAAACTGGATCACAGCCTGTTGAAAAGAAAACTGGATTCAAAGACGCTTTGATCGGGGCGTGTAACGACTAGCCGATTAGTTCGATTTTTTATTATTCTTTAAACTTTTATAAAAATGAAAGTTGACCAATTAAAAACACTTGAGGATATGCTCTCTTTTGCGGAAGCGGAAGGAAATGTGTCTAAAGGGTTCAAAGAAGGGCTAGAAACTAAAGCCAACGAAAATTTATCTTATACCAATGACACGAATTGGGTTAGCGCTTACGGGCTTAAAAACTCTATTAAAGAGCGTTCTGGAGAAATCGGACAATTAATGCCGTACATTTCAGGAAACAAGGAAGGTGATAACCTTCCCGTTAGTTATCCGGTTCCGTATAGTGCCGACGATCTATTTATGATCGGAAAAGCAGAGTGGGAAGACGAAGGTCGCCCTGCTTTTAATAACTTCAAACCGACCGATACTAAAAACACCCTAACTCAAGTTGAGTTTATTCTTCAATGTGCGGTTACTGATAAATTCCTTACGCATTCAACAGACGAACAGATTTATAATTTCGTGGTTGAAAAGATGGGTCGCGCTATGACTAGAACAATGGAGGGTTGTATTATTAATGGCGATTCGACAGATGGAGCAACTGGAAATGTAAATTCAGACGATCAAGCGCCAGCGACGACTTTTGTTGCGCAAGGTGGAGCGCTTTATCACGCAACAATGATCGACCACGGTATCAGAGAAAGCGCGATTACTGCGTCAAACACCTATGACGTTGGAGCTTTTGATAGCGACGACATCATGGCTACTGTTAGAAAATTAAATGAACGTTATCAAAACGACATCGGAAATTTGTTAATCCTTGCTAACGGGTCGACTTATAGCGCAATGAAAACAGACGACTCTTTAAAGTTAGTTTCTTCAACAAAGAACCCAACCGTTGACGGGGAAGTTATGACTCCCTTCGGTATTAAAATGGCACCCCATCTTTTAGTTCCTGCGGGGGAAGCGGATGGGAAAGTATCAAAGACCGCTGGTAATAATACTCTTGGTCAATTTGTTGTTGTTTATACACCAAATATCCGTTGGGGGTTTGGTAAAGCTTTTCAATTAGAGGTTGAGCGTGTTCAAGGTTACGGGTACGAACTAACCGCTTCAATGGAGTGGTCGTTTACAATCGTTGACGCGGCAAATTGTTGCGCAATGGGGTTAAACGTAACAATCGCTTAAACGACCGTTGGATCGACGTTTAAATATAGTTATGTTGCTCCCGAGGGTCGGGGGCGACTAAATGTTTTTAACACTAACCAACCAAAACATGACTAATCCGCAAGTTTACTTACGTTACACCGGCGACTCACCTTTAAGGGTTCGCTTGCAAGGTGGAGGGGAAAAAATTGAAATGAAAAAGGGCGACGTTGCTCTATGCGAACTAACCAAAGCCGTTAATATTTCCGGATCTTATAAGAGATTGGAAATTGTAAACGCCGAAAATTTGACAAAAGATGAAATCAAGGCTGCGCACGACGCTGCGATCGACAAAAAAGAAGCGCGAGAGAAATTGGCTGCAAAGACTTTGAAAGATAACGCGAAAGCGGCTGCGAAGGAGGTAAAAGATGAAGCAAAAGATGTTAAAGAAGCAGAAAAAGCCGATGAAGTAGAAGAGCAAAAAGAAGCCGACAACGAGGCGGCAGAGGAAGACGCTGCGATCAAAGAGTTGGATGAAGAGTTGAAAAGCGAAGCGCCAGAAGATAAACAATAATTCATTAACCAACTTCTATAATGGCTAAATTTGGAGCGGCTAAAAAAGGTCGCGGATTAGAAACTTTTGTAAAAGCTGTAACTACAGCAGGAACTCCGGAAGCTTTGAGCGCGGATCATAAATTTTGTAAATCATTAACCATTCAAGCGCTGGAAGGGAATACTGCAAACGTCGCCGTTGGCGATTCAGCTGTTGATCTGGCTACTGGTGCGGGAACTGTGATTACTCCACTAAACGCCGTTGATCTGGCGGGTGTTTATTTAGACGAAGTTTATGTTGATGTTGGCGTTAATGGCGAAGCGGTTGGAGTTACTTACGAAGAACAAGCTCTTTAAAACATAATCATATAGACAATGGGTAAATTCATTAAAAAGCTGCTTATAGTCGGCACCTTGATCGTGCTATTAACGCAGACAGCTTTCGCGGCTCTTAATTCAAGTATTGGATCGCAACAATATTGGAAAAAGGTCGGCGGGGCTTTACAGACAACTATCACCGGTATTGACCTTGGGTCAATTGGTACGCCGTTAGGTGATATTTACGCCGGATCGCTATATGTTAGCGGGATAACTCTAACGGGTGACCTTGAGGTTGATGGCAAAATCTTAATTGATGAAACCAACGCTGAAGCCTTCCTTGTCCGCAAGGATGGAGATACTGGCGATGTGTTTATCGTTGATACTACAAATAGTAGAGTTGGAATTAATCAGACAGCGCCCTCTCAAACGCTCCATGTAACTGGAGATTTTAGAGCTGATAACGTAAGAATCGGAACGGTTGGAAACGATGTTGTTGATTCGACAGGTGGGGGAGAACTCCATTTAGGGAATAGTGCAGCAGATCCTTTTTATATGGAAACCGTCCCTAGTGCAACAGCAACAGACGCTTTTTTGTTCAATGCGCTTATAAACGGAACAGAAAACCTTTTAGCAATTCAAGCCGGAGGGGCTGATATGGTAATTGTTGAAGATGATGGAACAATTATCGCAGAGGGGATTATGGCAACTAGTGGCACTAGTAGGTTTAACAATCTTCAATTCCTTACCACAGGTAATTCGGCAATAGTTTCTACCGCTGGTGGCTCAATAAATTTGGGAAATGTTGTTGCCGAATCATATAAACTAGAATCACAGGTCAATGTAACAGCCGCCGATGTATTCATTATTAACGCAAAGCCAAACGCTACAGAAAACTTGCTTGCTGTTCAAAATGACGGTACTGACAAAGCTTATATATCTTCCGCCGGTATAATTTCCTCTGTAAGCGCAGCCGGTGAAGCAAGGTTTTATCACGACGGCACAAATTCAACTTTCGAGAGTACTGTTGGCGATCTGCAAATAAAGGCGGGTACTACAAGGGTAACTGACGGAACTAATTATTTTGATATTGACCCCACAACTGATTATACTTTGCTTTTACCTAAAGCGGGAGATTATTTAAAGATCGGCGACGCTACTGTTTCAAGTGTTGGTGTGAGTACTAATGACGATTTATTGGTAACGAATGACATTCAAATTGGGAACGATATTTCAGTCGGCGGCGATTACTTAATGAGTTTCCCAATCGACTTCGGGATTGATAGCGGGTGGGTTTATAATTGGTCAAAGGATGTTACAAGCGCCGGAAGTGCTGGCGATGATGAAAGTATTATCCAAGCGATTGATGGCGAATTATACTCTGAATATCATGCAGAAAATGACGGTAGTGGCAACTTGCAGAATCAAGGTATATTGATTTATAAACGTTTCCAATATAATCAGGGTACAGATATTGCAAGCGCAACAAATATCGTAATACCGAATGACGGTAATGTTTTTGAACTTACTGGAACAACAAAAGTCGATCTAATTTCAAATATAGGCTTTCAAGAGGGAGCAACAATCACTTTGATTGCCAACGAAAGTGTCGATATTGACGACGGTACGGCAACATCGACAACAAATATAACTATTACGTTGGCGGGCGGTGGCGACTTTAGTATGACAGCAAGTGATGTTTTAGTGCTAATGCTTTCGTCTACTACAGCCGATGGTCAAGCTTGGCGCGAGGTTAGCAGATCAGTAAACTAATAAAATATTAGTAACACTAATAAAATATGTTTAAAAAACTTATATCAAGGATATTAACACCGCTTATCATAATTTCGATTATGGTAACGCCGGTAATGGCTAGTATGATTTTAGGTCAAGGCACTCTTTTAGATGATGGCGATATGGAGGAATCAGGCACAACTCATTATTCAGCTAGTGGTGGCGCTACTTTAGCAAAAGATAACACTATTTTCTATAGAGGAACGCAGAGCTTAAAAGTTACAGGAGATGAAATTGAGAATTACCCCGGGTCATACACAGATCATGTAATGGTTATTGGCGAAACATATCGTGTTACTGGTAAAATGCGTGGCGATGGTACTGCTAATTGCGCCTTTTTTATGACAGGTGGCGCGGGCGCGCTTTGTTCAGGAACTTCCGACGCTGTTTGGCAAAATTGCGATAACGTATTTATTGCGACAGCGGATGACATTAAACTGCTTGGGCATAAAGACGGCTCTGCTTGGTTCGATGATGTTCGTATTACCGAATACAAAGGAACTCCGACAGGCGGGGCGACCGTTCTCACAGATGGTAATATGGAAGAGGTTGGTACGAGCGAGTATACTGGTCGCGACGCTACATTAAGCAAAGAAACTACCGATCCGTACAGAGGGGATCAATTATTGAGAGTAACTGCTACAAGCGCAACTTATTGGGCGGTTACTACGTTTCCATCGGGATCACATGTAAGAGTAACAGGACAATCAAGGGGCGATGGTAGCGAATTCCCGTCGGTTCATGGTGTGGCAGGTGGTTCTTGGACAAGTTCGGTAGCTACTGGATGGCAACCTTTTGATTTATCGGGATATTTAACAGGAACTGAATTATTATTTGGCTCGTTCGGTAGTAGTGGCTATGTGGAGTTTGATGATGTTCGAGTCGAGGTTTATAATGGAAAAATGGCAGGTGGTTCAACTCTTGTGAGTAGTGGCGACATGGAAAATGCGGGCGTTGCGGATTGGTATGTTTCATCGGGAGCGATTATTACAAAGGAAACCGACAATCCGTATAGAGGTGAACAATGGTTGAAGGTGGCAACAGGCGGTTCAGCTAACTATAATACTGCTCAATCTGGAATATTAACTATCGGCGAAAAGTACAGAATAACAGGTTGCGCGTTGAGTGATGGTACAAATACACCACAGGTCTATAATGGTGGTACTGTTTGGATTGGAGACGCTGTTGCGGATATTTGGCAATGCTTCGACGAATCGATTGTATCAGCTAGCACTTCATTAAGTTTAGCAGGTGCAGGAACTTCGACAGGTTGGTTTGGTTGGGATGATATACGAGTAGAATTAATACAATAATCTTATAATATGGATTTAAAAACACTAGGATTAACAGCCGCAATTATTTCGGCGCTTGGTTTAGGCGGGGCGATCGGCAACTATATCCCCGACAAAGATCTTGAACAAGCGACTTTCGATCAGATGAAAGCCGAGGAATGTTACGGCAAATATATCCAATACGAAAAAGAGGGTAGTTATTATTGCGCTACTTTGGCGCAATCTAATGATGATTGGAGCAGGGAAGAGGAAAAGTTTAAAAAGAACGAAACAACGCCCGTCGATTATGTTTATTTGGATATGGTCGCCCGCAATGATAAGGATAAGCGAAAGGCTTTAGAAAAAGATTTGATTGCTAAATACGACACTAAAAAACATGAATTTATTGGCGCTGATATGGGCGACGACTTTCAATTACAATTACAATTCGCGGCTACGTTGGCTGATATTGAGTGCGATAAAAGTTGCGTTATGGTTGGCGATACTATGACCGAAAAAATCTTTAATTTATTAAACAAGAAATAATATGGAATTACTAATACCGGCGGTTATTACGATCCTTGCGGAAGCGTATAAGCGTTTAGAAAAAAAAGTTGGGGTGAAAGCCAAGAGTTATGTTTTAATCGTTGTATTCGCCTTGTCGGTTGTTGCGACAGGGTTATATCAGCATTTCCACGATGGATTGCAATTAATGGATGTTCAATCACTAATCCAAGTCTGGGGTTTGTCGGTTGGTTATTATGAGCTTATTGTTAAAAAAGTATTATCACCAATATTCGCTAAATCTAAATAATTATGCAAAAATTAATTTCTGACCATCCTGTAACAATCTCGGTTGTAACTGGCGTTACTGTAATATTGTCATTACTGGCGTTTGGAGTTAATTTAGGTGGATTTAAAGAAGAGTTCAAGCAAACAACGTCGACGGTACAAGCCCACTCGATCGAGATTAAAAAGCTACCGGTTATCGAAGAGAAAATTCGGACTATTGATAAGAACGTTCAAGCCTTATTTAATAAAGAATTTAACCCAAAATAGCATGGAGCATACTACATTGACCGAGGGGATCGCGGCGAAGTTAAGGAAGTTTAGGCACGAAGGTGGTAATATAAAGAAGCTCGCCGAAGACATTGCTGAAATGGCAAATAAGACAAGGGGACGGCAACGCCCTCGATTGGTGCGGGCGATTAAAAGACTATTCTCTAAACGTAAATAAATATGATCGGTGCAGCTTACATCGCGGCTAGTGATATTAAAACATATCTAGGTATAACTGGAACTAAATACGACACTATTCTGGCTTCGGTTGCGACAAAAGTTAATGAGCTTGTTCAATACGAAACTGGCTATACTAAACATTCAGGAACGGCGGTTTCGATAGACGACGAAATCCGCGACGTTGTATTTAAAGACGAATTAAAAACTGCTTATAATCCAATTACCGAATTAGTAAAAATAGAATATAAGGATTCCAACGGGGATTGGAGCGAATATACAGACGAAACGATCGGGGATGTCGATTTTGACGCGGCTAGTGGTCGGATATTTCCTAAATATTTCGTTAATGGGATCGGGAGCAGGAATATTCGGATCTCTTATAAATGCGGGGCGGCAACAGTTGTCGAGAATTTTAGTTTAGCCTGTATTTTACTAGCGGCTAGGCTGTTTAATACCCGCCACCATGAGGGCTTTTTAAACCAAAGTGTTTTGGGATTATCTTCGACGTTAGATAAACAAGACAATAAATTTGTAACGAGTATTTTGGCAAAGTTTAAATCCGTAACCGTTCTTTAGATGATTTTAGATAGCATTTTTGACAGTTATAGGATAGCAACCGACGCGAACGGGAAGCGGTCGCCGAGTGCTAGTAAAACAATCACTAGCGGATCGTGTTACGTTCAACCCGCCAGCGCTGAACGACGGGCTGTAACGGGGATGGATTTGTCGGTACAGGTTTATGAAATGATAACCGAGGAAACGAATTTTGAAGATAGCGACAAGATTGTTATTGAATCGGTGGCTTATTTTATATTCGGGTATGAGGTAAAAGAGGTCAACGGTCAGCAATTAACTTATGTAATGCTTTATATTAAAAAATTATAAATGATTAGCGTTGAGTTTTCACCTGCGGAACTTAAAAAATTGCAAGATATATTCCGGAGATTGCCGCATAAAATGACAAAAGCCAACACGCTGGCGCTTATAAAGTCGGCGCTACTGGTTAGGAACGACGCCAAAGTAAAAGCCCCTTATAAATTGGGTAACTTGCGGCGGTCGATCACTAGCGAGTCAAATTCAAAGTTTGCGACAGTAGGAACTAATTTAGATTATGCTAGGGTGCGAGAGTTTAATACTAAATCGAAGCCGCTCGGATATTTACGCCCTGCGTTAAGTGATAACCGCCAAAAGATCGTCAAGATATTCCAATTATATTATCGCCGTATTTTACAAAATAAACCACTAGCCTAATGACTCAATCCGCTTTCGTTATAGTACGGACTCAATTAAAATCAATTATTGACGGGATCGCTACAGCCGCCAAAATCGGGGCTGTTTATGATTATTTGCCGGAAGAGGTTACGACGACGCCGACGGTCGCGATCTTTGATGATACAAGCGGCGAAGAGTATGATTCAAGTACGAAAAACCTTGTAAATATAAATTATACGGTTCGGGTGATGGTCGAGAAAACGACAGCCCTCTCAACGCAGATAACAAAACTATTAACGTTGGTCGACGCGATATTGGAAGAGTTAAGGCGAAGTAGTAATTCATCACTAGGCGGGAATGTTAATTATTTCATGTTCGAATCAATCACCCCGACGGCGGTCGGATTCGTTGCGGACAGGGATTTATTATTTAAAGATATAAAAATATCAACAAAGATGTTTAAAACAGTTTGCTAAACGGCTATAATATAACTAACCATTAACCTTAAAGATTATGCAGTCAATTATTATCCTAAAAAAGATCAGTATTCCAAATTGCCCAGCGTTTAAAGACGGGCAAAAAGTCCGAGTGAGCGACACGATCGCGGACAATCTTGTTAAGTTGAAGCTGGCTAAATTCGACGGCGGGGAAAAAGCAGTTACTAAAGCGGCTAAAGCAAAGGAGGAAGAAAAGGCAACAATATCTAAATAATATTAACCATATTTAAAAATGAGTGAATTATACACAAGACGGGGGTCGGCTTCGTTAAAAAAAGAGGTATCGGCTAACACAGCCATTACTCCCGACACATTTTTTGGATTAAATAACGAGGATATTGCGGTAAACTACCAATACACCCCTGCAACGCCCGTGTGCGGCATACGAACATTAAACCGTCGAGCGGTAGACAACATCATTCCTGCGCCCGCTGGCACCTTAAACGTTAACGTCGACCACACAAATATAGGTCATTTCCTTAATGGTATTTTTGGGGGCTTAACTAGCGGGGTTCGGTTTGATGTGGCGAATATTACGAATTTAAGTGTTGGCGATACTATTTCAAATGGATCCTCCGGAACTGGTACGGTCGCGGCTATTTTAGAAAATGATTTAGTTGTAATCGCTACTGGAGTTTCTGGAGATTGGGCAACTAGCGACACAGTAACGAACGGCGGAACCTTTAGCGCTGCACTTGGAACTTTTTCTGCCACTAGATACGGGCATACAGGAAAAGCTCCGGTTGAATTAGGTGAAACATATAGCTTGCAAATAAATTATAGTGAAAGCGCGATCCGTTATACAGGAGTAAGGTTTTACGGAATCGACGCGTTGACACCGGTTGATAATGTCATGACGGCTGGCGTTAAAGTGATGGCGCAATGTCAATTTAGGCAGGGTTATGTTACTGCTATCGTTGGGGCTGGAGCTGGCGCGACAACAATCCTATTGGATCAAACGCACGGATTAGTTGCGGCGGACTCAATTAAGGTTTTTAGACCGTCAACTGGAACGTTTTTAGATTTTAGCGCGGCGACGGTTAAGACTCACACAATCAATTCGGTTGTAGCGGAAACGTCGATTGCGGTAACTAATTTAGAAACTGCTTTAGCTGTTGGGGATTTAATTCTACTGGCACCACAAACGCCAACTTGTCCGACAAATGAAGAGTTTACTTGGTCGGGCGGGGGAGTTATAAGCGTTGGAGATTCAATTTCGACCGTTGCAGCGGAATCAGTAGAAGAGTTTAGTTTTATTATTGATAATAATTTGGAAGAGCGCCACGCCGGAACAGGAACGAATATTAAAGACCGGTTCCCGAGCGCTATCTTACAAAAAGACAATATGGGGAGTGGAACGTTTATGTTGCATTACGTCGACGAAACGTTTATGAGTAAATTAAGACTTAATACTGCGCAAGCGCTCGATTTATCTTTAACTGGTGGGCAAATTGCCGCCACTGGACTTTATTATGGACTAGGTGTTAAATATCCGGATGTTCAATTCGACGAATACGCGACCAACTTAACTAACGATGAATTAGTTAATGAAAGTATACCGTTTAGCGGATTCTATAGTAATTCCGAGGGGTATTTAGTCGAGGTTTTACTCACAAATACAACGGCTTCTTATTAATTTTTAAACCGCTACATTATGCAATTATCTTTACAAAGTGAAGAGATTACTAAAATTGAACTTGAAAACGGCGATTACGTTTCAATTAAACAGCTTTCTTATGAAGATTTTATTGATTTTGCGTCGTCGGTTGATCCGGACAATATTATGTCGGGGATGAAAAAAGCCAAACCAATGTTAAAGGCTGTTATTGTCGGTTGGAACCTAAAAGGCAACGACGGGGAGTTGATCCCGTACGCGCCGGAAGTTATTGATAAGCTGAATACGGGGAGCATTGTTGACTTGTTTAAGGTTGTAATGCCTAAAGTTTTTGATTCCGGCGAGGTTCAAAAAAAAAGCTCGAAAAAATAAAATCGAGCTTTGTTAGTGGCGTTGTGCGAAAGGATGTAACAAGTGTTATAATTGACTACAGAATGAGTAAAGAGTTCGGGCTTAATTGGGCAAAAATCAATTATGTTAGAGCAGTTGAATTAATTACTTGTTTAAACTCCGAGTCGGAAGCTGGATCGCGACAACCTAACAACTCAAAAAATGGCACAAACAATCGAAGAGCTTAATATTAGGATAAACGCCAAGGACAATTTTAGTAAGAACGCTAAAAAGGTCGAAGGCGGTTTATCTAAACTTAAAAAGGCAGCCGCAGCGATGGGCATTGCATTTGCGGCTGTTCATTTAAAGCGATTCATTAGTGATTCGATCGAACTTTTTAAGGTTCAAGAACGGGCGGAAGCAAGACTTTCTGCTGGCGTTAAGAATTTAAAAGAGTTAGGGGGCGGGTATGCGCAGACGGCGAAAGGAGTCGAGGAAGCCACTACTGAATTAAAAAGATACGCGGCAGAGTTACAAAAGACAACGACATTCGGGGATGAAGCAATTATATCGGCGGAAGCGATGTTGACGACCTTTCAATTATCAACACCAGAGATTAAAAAACTAACTCCGGCGTTATTAGATATGGCGGCGTCAATGGAAAAGACTAGCGGGCAACAAGCGGATCTAAACGATCTCGCTATTGCTATGGGTAAAGCAATGACTACTGGAGCAGGAGCGCTTGGGCGCTATGGGATCGTTTTAACAGACGTACAAAAAGAGCAATTTAATTTAGCAACTGGCGTTGAACAAACGGCGTTGTTAGCGGAAATTTTATCAGATAATTTCGGTGGTGCGGCAGAAGAACTTGCTGCCACTACTTCCGGACAATTACAACAGGCGGCGGCAAGGTGGGGTGATTTTCAAGAAACAGTCGGGGGTATATTCGCGCCGTTACTTTTAAAGCTGGTCACTTATTTAGAAGAGCAAGCAATGTTGGTTAAATATAGTATAGAGATTTTACAAGAAGGTTGGGATAATTTTTGGAACTGGCTTGTTGTAAAAAATGCCGATAGTTGGGCGGCTATAATTCAAATCGCTGGCGTATTTTGGGAAGCGTTTAAATTAGGATTTAATGGGTTAATGGCTCCGATAAAGATTTCCTTTGATCTTATTTATGGAACAATAAAAACCTTTATATATTTAGTAACTGGCGAATGGGCGCTTGCTTGGGAAAGCGTAAAGGAAACATTTATAAATGTTTGGAATGATATAAACGGATTTATTGCAATGATAACCGTTCCAATAATCGAAACATTTAAAACGGTCGTAAAGTGGATTCAGAAGGCTATTGATAAACTCAAATTTTGGAAAAGTGAAAACGCTGACGCTGGCGGCGGTAGTGGCGGCGGTAGCGCGGCGGGAAATGTTAGTTGGTTAAGCCATCGGGCTACTGGAGGGGAAGTCAAAGCTGGCGGTAGTTATATGGTCGGGGAACGTGGCGCGGAACGGTTTACTCCAACTGTTAATGGGATGATAACCCCTAATGGATCGCAAGGCGGCGGGATTGTAATAAATTTTAACGGGGCGATTACTGATAAACAGGCAGCCGAGCGAATTGGCGATATGATGTTGAACAAACTTAAAACAACCATTAAAGTTGCATAATGATTTTTTTATATATAAATGACGTTTTGCGGTCGGATGATTACGTCATGGATTCTTTGCGGGTATTTAATGAGATCCAACAAAGGGCGGACACTTGCGACTTTGTTATATTCCAAAATACTGCGCCGGTCGAAAATCAGGGCGTTGATGTTTATAAGGGTGATACGGTAGAAAGCGCGGCGGGTGCAACGATTGTTTTATCTGGATATTATGAGAATGACGTTAAATATTTTCATACTGGTCAACAAATTCATGTTAGGATCGGAGATTCAGACGATGAATTGGCGACGATCCAAAGCTATACAGAATCAACAAATACTATTGTTTTGACAGCCGCTCCGAGCGGCACAGTTTCGGCGGGTGATAAAGTCGGGATTAAGATATTCGGGGGGATTGTCAAAGCTGTTAAAAATTACAACGTTACCGTAAAGGAAAATTTAGAATACGATGTCGAATGTATTGATTATAGTAAAGTTTTTGATAAGAAGTTAATTGCTGATAGCTGGGAAGATCGCGACAGCCGATATATTATCAACGACTTTTGTAATAACCATATAAATTTAAACCACCTTATTGACCAACTGGATTATGTCGACGACGCTGCAATTCAAGCCGAGTGGACAGAGGGCGGGTCTGGTTCGGCGGCGGTAACTGACGACGTTGACCCTTACGAAGCTGACCATTGGGGAGAATTTGAAACAACTACGGGAGCGATTGGAACTTGGACAACCTCGCCAGCTTCAACCAATATTTCTGGTTATACCGGAACAGCAAGCGGCGCGCCCGTAAGTGGAAAACTTGGGTTTTGGCTTAAACTTTCCGACGTAAGCGCTGCGACAAGGCTGCGCATATTTCTCGGGAGTGGCACAACCCAAAGAATATATACGACCGCGTTGACAGCGATTATACAGCGGATAGCCGCCGATAATACGCCGGTGTACATTGAGTTGGATTTAGCGGATGATTTTACTATACAGGGTACACCAGACTGGACAGCCTTTGATTATTTCTGTTTCGATCTGGAGGGTTCGAGCGCCTTAACTGCTAAAATATCAGGGTTTAGGTTTTTGCCAGATAATTATATCCGGCATTATCCTTATGTCGAAAGCACACCGAACTTTGACGATCTGCGAGCAAACCAAATGAAGCCAACTAGCTTAATTCAGTTGATGACTAAAACGTGGCAGTATAATTGGTGGATTGATTACGAGCGTTATATTCATTTTGTTGATTCTGGAACAGAGGGGGCGCCGTTCCAATTAACAGCCGCCGGTGATAATTATACAGATTTACAAATAGATGTTGACCAGAGCCAAATAGGGAATCGGGTTATCGTTAGGGGTGGCGAAAAAACATCGGATAGTTATTATCAACAAGTGTTCGAGGGCGACGACGCGGTTCGCGAGTGGCTATTAAAAAACAAGTTTAGCAGTTTAACTATAACGGTCGATAATAATACGACAACGTTAGCGACGATTGCTGGTACGACAACGACGACGATCGTGTTCGGATCTGCTCACGGGTTAGCCGACGGCGATCATATCACTAACCGATCGAGGGGGAACGCGGTTAGGGAGGTGGTTTATGTTAACGCGACGACGGTAACGGTTGAAGCTATCACTGCTCAAACTAATGGCGACACGATTAGTTTTTTTAGTGTTAGTAAGACGGCGGGGATCGAGGGTTTAAATGATCCGACTTTGTTTGAATACCTTTATAGTTCGCAAGAAAAATCAGTCCGAGCGGCAACTGACTCAACGTTGACAGCCGCCGAGTTTATCCGGTTCCAATATAAAGAGCGCGTTCCGATTCAGTTGCAATATAGGGATAGCGCGTCGGTTAATGCTTTAAAGGCTCTCGGGTTTGGGGATGGAATTTACGACCTTGATCCTATTTATGACAAAAATATAGATAGCGTTAATACGGCTCTTGTTTATGCGGAAGCAAAGGTTGGGGAGTTTTCTAATCCGATTATTACTGGATCGTTCGTTACTGATAATCACGGATTACGGGCAGGGCAGGTGATTCAAATAACCGATCCGATTAGGGGGATAGATCAGGATTTTGTTATCCAAAAAACGGCAATGGTTCAACGCGCCGGTAAATATAACGATAACTTTGTTTATAACATTAGCTTTGGAACGACCCTGTTCGGGATTATTGAGTTTTTTCAAAAGCTGTTATCTATTAAGGATAAAATCGAGGTTAATAGCGACGAAGTAGTGGAAACTTTTATATCGTCAGACGAATTTGTCGATTGCGCGGATGTAAATAGCGTGTTAGTTGATTCGGGGGGCGACGAACGAGCGAGTATAGCCGAAACGGTCGAAGCTTCCGATGTTAATAATGTCGATAAAACAACGCAGGGAGATTGGGAATGGGAGCCTAGTACAGGGCAGCCGTTAGAATCACGGTGGGATTTGTTTTCGTGGGGTTAATAGTTTATAATTAACCCGTTAATATTTCAAATTATGAGTATTAAAGTTAAAAACAAAGACGGCGCGAAGGTTAAAGGGGTTCATGTAATCAGCTTTTGCGACGCCAAAAAAGAGGAAGCGCAATTTTTAAGCAACGTTTTGGAAGATATAGGGCGCCGCTATTTATGGCTAAAGCAGCTAAAGACAGCCGATAAATTAAAGGAATTGCACGACGAATATATGTATTTTATCGGAATATTACATAAAAAGTTTAAAACAAGGGAGTCGGTTATTGAGAATTTAACAACTACCGTCGGGCGTTCGGTTTTAGCGCAGCGACTAGGGGGCGATAATACATATACTGGAAATGTTGATTATTGCGCGTTGGGGAGTGATAATAGCGCCCCAGCGGTTAGCGACGCGACGTTAGGAACGGAAACGTATAGGAAAGCGCTAACCAGCGGAACGGATAATAATAATCTGGCTTATTTAGAAACATTTTTTACAGCCGCCGAAGTAACCGGAACGTTTGAAGAGTACGGATTTTATATAGACGGGGCGGCGGGTGCTGACACCGGTCAATTATTTAATCGCTTTTTAGATACTAATGTTAAGAGCGCGGTTGAAACAATGAACGTGCAAACGACAATTACTTTAAATGACGCTTAATTATGACACTTAATTCTAGCCTAGCAGTTGCGGCACAACCGGCGTTGGCGTCGGAATATAACGACTTGCGGGAAGATGTTTTAATCGGCGCTGGTGATTATGCAACGGCGGCGGGTACGGCCGACGTTTTGACGTTAGCAGTAGACGCGCAAGTTGTCGCGCTAGCAAATGGAATGAGGGCTAAATTTAAAGCGGCAAGTAATAATGCCGACGCGGTTACAATAAACATCAATAGCATAGGAGCAAAAAGCATTAAAGACGTTGCTGGTAACGATTTAGCACCAATGGCTATTATCGCCGACGGTCTTTACGATATTTTATACGATTCTACCCTAGATTACTGGGTTTTACTTAATAGTTTGCCCGCTGATAACAAAAGCGTATTTACAGCCGGTGAAGCGATCAACGCAAGCTCTTCGCCTAAAGGTGTTTATGTAAAAGCTTCGGATGGTAAAGTTTATTTAACCGACGCGGACGATACCGGTGAGCAGTTAGAAAGCTTTTTAGGCTTTGTTACTCTAGGCCAAAACGTAAGCGCCGATGATGTTGTTTATGTTCAAACGGACGGTGTTGTTAGTGGATTTAGTGGATTAACGATAGGGGATGAATTAAGTCTAGCAAGCGCAGGAACTTCGCCTAGTGATATAAACGAAACAAGCGTTGTAACGCACGATGTATATGTTGGGTATGTTGGCAGCCGTCACGAAAAAGCAGCGTTTTATATTGAAGCTACTGATAATATGTGGGTTGAAAAGTTGTCAATTGACCTAATTGGCAAAAATGGAACTCCTAACGATATGCGGATAACCTTAATGCAGGTTGGAGGGCTTTCTAGTGGGCTTTATGGTGAATTTTTAGGTCAATGCGGCATGATACCATTAAAGGAGTGGACGCTATCTAATGCCGAGAGTTTTCCTTTATCTGATTTTGAGTTAGAAATAAATATGCGATTTAAAAAGGGTGAAAGATACGCGATTTTATTTGAACAATACGCAGCTAGTACAGGTGGATATTATGAATTAAAGGGGGATCCCGGTACAAGTGCATATTGGAAAGACGCCAACACTAATACAAGTCCATATTGGCAATGGACGGGGGCTTATTTAGTAGCATGTACTCTTTATACTGATAGCGAAGCTTTTACTAATGGCGATTTAAGTAATTATTTCTTTGACTATAAAAAGCCAGTCGCAATCGCGATTAGTGCTACAGAGGTATTATTAAAAAGTGGGATAAATGGAACGGATGATCCAATTCTTTATGATTATACTATTTCTGACACTTGGGTTGAGGTAAAAACAGACGGATTATTGCTACTAACTACTGTCGCACCGGGCGGATCGTCGGGAGGTATAACGGTATTTTTTGGCACTGTTAGTGGTGAATCGGGAGTAGAAACGTATCTTATTGCACATATCGCGGGGGGGAATTATGGAGATCGTGCTAACCAAGTCGTTCCAGTTAAAAAAGGGCAATACTTTAGAATAGAAAGTGCAGGTGGCTTATATTGGCATTATCAATTCACGCCTAATAATCTTTAATTATTAATAATTAAATACATGGTTAATCCAATGCAATATAATAGATTTGGGTATCGGTTTTTGAGTAATATCGGGGGTGGATCGTTTCATAGCGGGGTCGATCTAAACTGGTGGAGAAAGCCGAAGGGGAGCGCATACGACGATTTGGGTTTGCCGGTTGTTTCCATTGCTGGCGGTACGGTAGTTTATGCTAGTTACACCGGCGGGGGTTGGGGTAATTTGGTAGTGGTTCACCACCCGGCTTATAAAATATGGTCAAGGTACGCGCACCTTAATACGGTGAACGTTAGCTTGGGTCAAAAAGTCGGCGAGGGTGAAGAGCTTGGAACTTGCGGAAAAACAGGTACTAAATCACCGCATTTACACTTTGATATTATTAAAAAGGAGCTTCCGTACTGGCACCAGTACGTTCGGGGTTTTTCTAAAAATAAAATCAAAGAATATTACGCTGACCCTTTGCCGTTTATAGAAAGCAACGGCGACGTTCCGCCGGTTGTTCCGGATTGGGCGCAAGCCGCGTGGAAAAAGGCGGAAGCGAAAGGATTAAGGCTGTTAGATCCCTTGCAAGAAGTTGATCCGGTTATAATGCAAGAGGTATTAAAAGACGCGGAGGTGATAAAGCAGGTGGGCAAACTACCGTTTTATAGATTTTTGGTTGTATTAGATAAAATGCGTGGATTATAAAAATCATAATTTTAGGGTTCGACGGGTTGGGGCTAAATCGCTCCACGCGCTAATTGACGTTATATCAATAGTCTTTATTGTTCTAGCGTTCGCGGCAATGTACTGGATCGCAAACAGGGTTGTTATAATTGAATTTTCCGAGTTGTCTAGTTGTATTGGCTCACAATGTAGTAATTTGATGTATAATGACGTTACTAAATAATAACAATAAACGACATGCGACTATCTAAAGGCTACTATTCAATCAACGGCAGGGAAAACGACGCGGTTGTTTTTATGTTGAATTTTATGTTTGTGTGGTCGATTGTTTTATTTGTAAGCGCTCTTTAATTTTTTAATCTATATACATGGCAAACGATAAAGACGTCAATATGGCAGGGATCGTTTTCTTTATTATCTTAATTGGCTGGCTATTGATCGGGGCGCCTAGTTGTTCATCGTCTGGCGGCGGAGATTATGGCGCATTTTTAGAGTCAAATTACTAACAATATTGTAATAATGCAGGAAGCGCCTAGCTTTGAAGAATTGGGGAAGATCGCCAAGGGAATACCGGATCACCGGTGTTGTAAAAAAGACATATTATCGTCGATTGGTTGCGGTTTATCTATTGAAAAAAGTGAAGCTATTGACGACGGCGAGCATGTTCCGGAACTGGATGAATTGCGGGAGAAAACATATCAACTTATATTATTAACACTAGGAAAATGAAGATTAAAAAAATTATTTCACAACACCGCAGGGATTTTACAGCATTATATGAATGTGAACATTGTGGTTATGAAAAAGAAGGGAGCGGTTATGATGATAAGTATTTCCATAATGAAGTAATCCCAAATATGAAGTGTGAAAAGTGTGGGAAAGGAAAGTCAGATAATTATATCCCAAAAGCTACAAAATACCCTGATGGATTCCAAATTTAACTAAATAACCTATGAAGAAGCTTAAAGATATAAAAGATTGGAAAGAGTGTATCAACGAGGTTGTTTGTGGTGATTCGCTTGAATTAATGAAGATGATACCAGATAACGCTATTGATCTTTGCTTAACAGATCCGCCTTATGGGATAGGAATTG